AGTTTCCAGTGATGTATCAGTTTCCAGTGATGTATCAGTTTCCAGTGATGTATCAGTTTCCAGTGATGTATCAGTTTCCAGTGATGTATCAGTTTCCAGGAAATCTGCATAATTTTTTAGGAATAATATCGATTTTCGATTGGTATTTAGCGATACTATATTTCCGGACAATGGCTTTAAATAATAAAAGAATCCATACGACTCATGTAGAGAACGCGGTTCTATCCAATCCGATTTATTCGATTGTGTCATATATTGCGAGGATTCTATATCATATAAATATACGGTTTTGGGTATTTCGACGGGATTATTTAGCGGGTTTCGGATTTCTTGCATATATGGATTTTGTTCAAAAAACTCGAATACTTTAGGAGAAAAGGGGAGAACCTTGGTTCGTAAATCATCCACGACAATCCATAGGGGATTTTTCGACTTTCGCAAAGGAATATTCATAAAGGATGTTATATCAAATACGACAACTATTTCGGATTCACCAATTTCTTTATATCCGCGATAGGAATTATTTAGGCGTTCTCCAAACTCCGCGTCTTTTGTGAAATATCCTTCTATAGCAAAAAAGTCGAGAACCCGTTTTTTACATTCATTGTGGAAATACATCTCCATCGCATCGCCATCGCCATCGGCCATACAATTTATATGACATTTAGGAAATCCGATTACAATATTATTTTCGGATGGTAATATTTTATCCTCGGCACCTGGACCCGGCGCGGGATCGTCGTTGCCCTCGGCCAATATTTCGTCCAAATCAGGTATATCATTGTCTTGTGATGGAGAACCATACCCTCCACGCGTGATGGGTGGATTGGTTGCGATATTGTCATTTGCCGATAATTCCACATTTTTGGACTCCAACGGGGGCTCATTTTCGGTTATATCATCCTCCTCCGCCGGCGTATTTTCTATATCCTGCGATGATAAACCATCTCCGGATAAATCTCGAACACTTTCGGTCGTTCCGAGCTCAGGAATTGCCACTGTTTCCATTAAAAATCTGAGAAAGGGTAAATGTTCTCCGTCATAATTGCATTGAAACTCTAAGCCAACCATACAAATATGCACCTGTAGTGGGACCGTTGGAGAACCGGAACAAAATCCATATGTTTTTGACAGTTGTTCTCCATGCAAATAATGAAAATCTTCGTGTTCTCCACTTTCTAAATGGACTACGGTATATGAATGAGTATCATATATATCATTTTCGACGGGGGTCGGTGGTTTGTAATATAATTGATTTGTCAAATCGGGGGATGTGTCATCCGATGTATTTATTATACTATCTATCGGATTTTTCATAATATGGTAAAACGGATTCATTGATATCAATGTTTTTGTTATATTATTTAAGGCTGTCAACATTCTACTATATACAAATGATATATTTTTCTGTTTAACTATTTCACCGAATATATTCATTATAAAATAACTTAAAGTCATACTACTATATAGTATAAGTATCCACCACCACAAGGTCTTTTATACGTCCTATACAAAACACATAATGTGCGATAAATACGGAAATTATATCGGAGAAGGATTTGCTGATGATAATTCGTCTAGTTTTATGTCTCATTCTAGTGATGCGACTATTACAAAAGAACAATATAAAGAAATAGAACGAGTCAAGAACTTGGACCCCGGATATAACAAAATACATAGATATATCAAAAATATTTCTCCAGATGGTAGTATATCAAAAAAACGTATTTCAATTGAATTGTATACGTCGTCGGGAATACCCGGAAATATGATTCGCAGTGCTATTGGAGGGACATACAACCGCGATTACCGAATTGGCAAGACAGATGAATACATTTTCTTCAAAGTGGGTCTAGCCACAGGAGAATGTAAAAAGGGTTCGAATACGCTGTTTTTTGATACACCTGAACAATATGAGAAGACATTTCACACTTATCTATCGCGCGATGTCAAGAAGAGATGGTATGCTAAGTTTAACGCGGAACGAACATATCGCGAAGAGACCGCATCGATTGAGAAGCCGAATAAATCCATTGTTATCCATTAACGAGTCTTCGAATATTATTCATATCATATATCATCACATATAATAGGAACGTTTGTATGTTTATTTTTGTATAAAACAATGGGGGGTCGTAGAATATGTATTTTCAATAATAAATATTTAGCATATTCGCTTGATATATAAATTATCATAATACTATATAAATAATAGTATTATGAGTCTAACTGGTATTAACAATTTATCCTATTTAACGTATAGCGCAATTGGATTAACTGGTGTTATACTCGCCTTTGCTTCTTTATATGATACAGGCGGTGAACCCTCTTCGTCAGCAGAAGAATCTTCTTCTAAATCTATTTTTAATGAACCAGAAGTGCCTATAGCACCTCCACCATCGCCAAATGAGTCGTCTTTATCAAATGTATTTGGCAATGATGAATCGAAACCAGAAGAAGATAGTGGTTTAGGTAGTGTTTTTGGCAATAATGAACCGAACCAAGAAGAAGCTAGTGTTTTTGGCAATAGTGAATCGAACAAAACGACAGGACAACCCCCATTCGGAGGTAAAAAGAAAAAGCGCAGAACGAAAAAGTATAAAAAGGCAAAAAAACACCGTAAAACAAAACACAAACACGCTAAATAACTATATGTTCAAAACGATTGAGATAACGTCGTATCTGGGAACGAGCATTGGATGTCGAGTATTTATCCCTTTCCTGACCGCATTATACATTTTATATCCCATCGTTTTGGCCCTGAAAAGGTTTTATATGTTTGACGTTTATATGGAGACGGTTTATCATCGAAATATCATTGCACTTTAGCGAAACACCTTTTAAAAAACGCATCTACCCCCACCGGGTCTCCGCCAATAACACTATCAGATGGTATATAACTAGTATTTCCCTTATCATAGCATAATATAGCAGGAACCCCGTTAACCATCTTTTTTGTTTTTAAATATGCATATATTTCAAAACATTCGTCTATATCTATGACAAAAGCCTGGACTGTTTCTGGCATACTATTTAACCAACCATGCACTTGCGTCTCGATTTTTTTACAGGGCCCGCACCATTCTGCGCCGAACTTAATAATAACCAATCCCGGATTATTGATTAAATAGTTGCCAAAATGGGAAACGCCATCTACTTTTGTTAAAATGGGAAGACTTGGCATTGTATAATCATATAAAGTATATTTTGTAATTCCTTTTCGCCTAAATATATTTAGGCGAAAAATATAGAAAACAATTTCAGTCCAAATAATAAATGAGTTATAAATTGTCTGAGAATTATCGTCCGAATGGAAACCAACCAGTGCAAATGAACTGTGCAGCGAAACGATGTCCTCCGCAGGCAGTTCCTCCTAATCACAATTTAAATATAAATACTTATTCATTGGATGAAATATTGGGTATTTTTGACCTAAAATATCATATAACTATGGAGGATTTAAAACGTTCGAAAAAAAAGGTTCTCATGTTGCATCCCGATAAATCGAAATTGCCCTCGGATTATTTCTTGTTTTACAAAAAAGCATTCGATATAGTATGTCAATTCTACGAAAACCAAAATAAACAAAACGCGGATATTTCGGCTAAATCAACCGCGTATGTTCCGCCGAAGGCGGTATCTTCCGCGGTGAAACAAGTGGCTGGTGTTATAGAAAAAATGGGCGAAAAAGGATTCCAGAATAAGTTCAATGAACTATTTGAACAAAATATGGCTAAAAGACCCGATGCCGACAAAAATGCATGGTTTAAAACCGATGAACCCGCGTATCAAATCGATTCTAATGTAAGCACCAAAAACATGGGGGAAGTATTGGAGAACATTAAACAGAAGAATCAAGGAATGGTCAAATATGCAGGTGTCCAAAGTTTATATGCGGGCGGACAACCCGGCCCCGGTGCGGGATTTTATGACGACGATGAAACTGTGGGTGGGGATGAATACGTTTCATGCGACCCATTTAGCAAATTGAAATACGACGATTTACGTAAAGTGCATAAAGACCAAACGGTGTTTTCGGTCAGTGAGGCGGATTTCGCCAAAGTTCCTAAATATGCATCCGTAGACCAATATAACCGAGCTCGCGCAGAACAGTCGGGAACACCTTTAGACAAATCCGAAGCAGAAGCTATATTGGCAAATCGAGAACGTGAAATGCAGGAGAAAATGATGCAACGGCAATATCAGTCGAGCTTGCGCACAATGGAATATGAAGAGAAAAACAAAACGGTTATGGCGTCCTTTTTGTATTTAGGAAATGGTTCGGCTAAATAAATATGTTATTTCAAATATTCCGTTCTATAATTGAAATAACAAAACCGGTGAAAATAAACGTTGCTATTATTATATGGAGCACTTGGCGAGGAATAACCATTTGAGTGAACTGTTATATAATTGGAAGAATTGTCGATACTTTTTTTGCACATTGCGCATGATTTGTGTAGAAAATCCATATGTTTCTTAGATGTAAAAATATACTAAAATATCTTTATATCTTTATATCTTTTTCCGGTAATAATAATTACACCTACCGAAAAGAAAAATGATACAAAAACATAATTATTACTTATATATTTTATAACTATGTTTCAAGTAATTTGTTAACCCTTTCCGGACCAAAACGATGAGAAAGGGATAAATACCCTCATATGTATTTGGAAACTTGAAATATTACACAAAACAATTAATTCAATCAATGTTTCAAATATTTTAATAGTTATATATTATATATATATTAAATGAGTAAAAATACAACCCAGAAATTGATGAACAAATAACAAACGATATTACACGCGATATTAATATAATAAAAACTAGAATACAACAAATACCAAAAAATAACATTCCAGAACTTAATGAACAAATTGATTATATATTACGCGAGATTACCGAAATAGATACTATTATGCAAAATATGAAACCAGATAATTGTGATGAATACCCTCACGAGTGTTATAACAAAAAGACGTTATTATTTGCCAAGTTACAAGAATATATAGATATGCTAAAAACCTTAGAAAAACCCATAAATATACCAATACAATCACCTGGAGGAAAAAAATATAGAACAAAAAAATATAGAACAAAAAAATATAGAACAAAAAAATATAGAACAAAAAAATATAACAAAAAATAAATTTTGTAGAAAACCATTAATCATACCCAAGATGAGTGATAGAATCAAAGTTATAAATACCGAAAGAAAATGTTAAGAAAAGAGATTTTTAATTTGTTTTTAATATGGGTTTTGTCTCATTTTTCTTTTCGATTTGTGTAATAGGAGAACGCTGGAGCTTGGAACGAGCAAAAGTATTCGACTATTATCAGGAAATGGTTTATCATCGCAGGATAATATAAATCTACTACATACCACCCATCTGCGGTTTTTTAAACAGCCATTTTTTATCCAAATCTAGCATCAAATTGCGATAGTCTACTCGACGACCTTCTATATCACTATAATCTTCTCTTTGCACCACCGATGGGGGAATAATCATATACCAATTCCCAAGTTGTTGCAATCGTTTCCAATATATGTCTAATGCATACATTTTACTATTATGGGGTTCTCGTATAAGCTTCGTTGCACTCTCTTTAAAATTGTGAATCAATGTGTCATAGTAATGTGAACGGACAATATACCCCGTAGTTGTCTGTATATTAAATACGCGAATACAATAATCGGAAACAGGTTGGTATGGCGGACAATTGTTTCCCCCGATAACAACAACATCCCAAGGAATCTCGGTATTTTGGGAGAACTTTAGCAAGTTTTCTTTCAATAATTCGGGATTTAAAAATTGTATATCATCCTCGCAAATAAAAACGTGTGGCCAGCCCCGGGATTTAGCCAATTCTAAACATCGTATATGACTCAATGTGCATCCTATTGCACCTTGTTGCATTTTTATACCGGCAACGCGTTCTCCAATGATACTTATTCTTGTTATTTCATTCAGCATATTATTTAGCCTATCTTGTCTTTCATCTAAATTGATATATAAAACGTATTTTAACAGTTCTTGGATATTTAGGCCATTGTTTGTTATATGGGAGTTTGTGTATATGTTGGATAAATCCATTGATATGTTTACAGGTATATTGAGTATATAGTTATTTCTATTTATATTTGTATTTATCTATATTCATCTGTATTGAATTATTTATACTATTTCAATGTTATCGACAGATTTGAGTATAGTGGATTCATCTGCGTCTCCAGGTCTAGGATTATTGTAATCAATACCACTATGAATTAATATTGCTACTGATATGACATAATCCTTATAATTTATGGAAATATATCGCGTCTCGTGTATATGCATAACTACTGTCGAAATAGTGTCTCCATCTACCCAATCAAATGTATATTTCATAGGTATTTTTTCTAATAACCCTTTTCTCGGGTCGCTATTCGCAATCCGGTTGATATACTGACCATTCCTATACCGTATAATATTATCATAGGATAATATTATATTTATAATATCCATCGGTAGTTTTGAGAATATTGCGAGAACCCCGGGCGACTGTGGTAGAACAAGTGATACAGACATAGTGGAATTGGTATATGTATATGTCATAACCCCCGTTTTCAATTTTTTGCAAGATTATTCTATATATGTTTATTTCATTTTTTCGATAATATTCTCTCCCATGCATTCATTCTCGCCAATGCTTTATTATGTAAATATGGATGATATGTCTTGGAATAGTCTGTTATAAACAGTCCATCCGGTTCATGGCGGAGAACCCGTGTCCGAAATAGGTCTTTCGCATTTTTAAACGACTGTTCCATAGATTGGTTATTTTTATGCATATGATATATCATACTACGGTCGAAATCGTATGCGGACAACAAATCGGCCTCGCGCACTACATGATATGCCGGTGTATATAGCCCTAAATCGGGAAACCCGTGTTTTTTCACAGTAGAATATGACATAGTAGATACAATGCATTTTGTCATATCTATTTCCTCCTGGGGCAATTTGTCTTTTAAAAAATCCTCTATTTCAGCAACTCCATCGTTTTCATTCATATATTTTTTATCACACATATCATGTATTATAGAGGAGACATATATGAGTCTCTCATGCGATTCCAATTCTGGGAACTTATGAACCTCACTATTATAGATGTTATGGGCAAAATGTAATACATCCATACTATGCGATACTCCGTGCGAATCGTCTATTTGATGACGAGCCGTAATCATCATGACAAATTGAAATAGCTTTGTAATTAAAGATGTCATATATAAATATATAGTTAGATATATTTATATATCTTTATCCTTCGATGATAAACCATCTACGGATAAATCTCGAACACTTCCGGTCGTTCCGGTCGTTCCGGTGTTCTCGCTATATCCTTCCATGATAAATCTCGAACACCTACGCTCATGCGTCGCTTCGGTGTTCTCGCTAAACGGAACATATTATTGATAGCAAAAGTTCTCTTGTATATGTTGTTTTGTGGGCTGGCCTGTAGCAGAGTTGCGTTCATACATCAGTATCTGTATGTCCTTTTTCATAGACTCTATTTGCAATAATAGATTTTGTATTGTGAGAACATCATTGGTTGTTTTTACTACAGGTTGTTGCGGATTTTCATCGAGTTTTTTCTGGGGGGGTGGAGGAATAACTTGCGCGATATCATATTCACGCTGTTTTTTTTGCTGTTCCAACAATTCATCCATATTTGTTATAACATCATCGTCTACCTTTTCACCGAAATTGGGAATCGGTTGTGTCGGCGGTTTTATCATTTTTTCATATTCTTGCTGTCTCTCGTTAAATTGTTCAGTGTAGGTGGACAGTGCACCTGGTCGCAAAACCCGAGTCGGAGTCATATTCTTCATACTGACTACCGATTCTCGTTCCGATGTTCTCGATGGATTCGTTTGAAACTGTTCTATTTTTTTTAAATCGGATAACATATAAGCGATTGTTTTTTGATTCCATATTTTCAGTTCTTCTATAGAAAATGAATGGGCGGTTATTTGTTCATAAAACAGCTTGATTATACCACCGAACCATTGTTCGCGATTTATTTGGATTGTATTTTTTATAAATTGTGGAGAACGTTGTATTACTTTCCACAACATTGTTTGATTATTTACGTCTATATATTGACTTGCCATATGGGGTTTTATGTATTATATTTATATTACTTTTTATTAGTTTCAATAATGGGGTGTCATATAGAATTGCCACATTATCTTACAACGACCGAAAAGAAAAATGAGACAAAAACATAGAGAATACGTTCTTTTCTTACGTTAAATACGGTCCTACCTATACATTTATGCGGAGGGCACTTGCACTACCGAAAGAGTCTTAACCGGGGTCGAACCAGGGGTCGAACCAGGGGGCGGACCAGGGGGCGAACCAGGGGTCGCTTTTTTAATAGTATTGCGCGGAGCAATTGTAAAATGATTATTTATATCTAATTGATTAATTATACCTTCGGTATAGGCTTCGGTGGGTTTTTCATTTATAGATTCTGATTTTATTAATGCCAACATTTCATTCACATCATATACGGATTCATATCCAGTACGATTATGTATAATATTCACGTATGGATGGTTCTCTGATGTCAACCTTTTCTTAAATAAAAACTTCATATTATCCTTTATTTCAATATCATTTACGAAATACAAATATATACTATTTAACAAGGATTGCAATCCTTCAGCTATACCAAAATTGTATGGGATTTTCAATATTTTTTTTACCAGTTTTTTAATTGCTTTTTCTTCGTATTCAGTATATTCATCGTTTTTGTATTTCACTTTTGAACTCATCATTGCTTCGAACTGTTTAAATGCATTTTCATTTTTTTTAAATATATCTACATACAATTTATCTTCTTCGGTTAGATTGGTGGCTTTATCATTGCCATATGTTTCTTTAAACAGCTTAATAAACTCAATCATTTTGTTCAATAATTCGGGGTTAATCGTACCACCACCGTTCAATGTTGCAATATATGATAATGGTATTTTTCGATGCATTGGCTTGTTGCGATACATTTTCTTTGACATATGTTTATTACTACGAATCGAACGCATTTTTTTGGTTTGTTTTCTACGCACCCGTCTTCTTTTGGTTTTATATTTTTTAGTAGACATATCTTATATATAGAATACATAAAATATTTAGATATTGTATATACATGATAGACCCAACTATTATAAAAATATTATTTAAGTCTTTGTTTTTACTATTGCTTCTTATAAGTTTTTATATATTTATAGTAGTGCTATTCTTTAAAGATAGTCATTATAAAGATATATTTTCCGCATGGCAATTTCCGATGCTTTTAGCACTTGTTGTTGATTTATACATAATTGTATAGCAAGAACGCCGGAGCTCGGAACAGTGCGAGTGACGAGCACAGATGTTCGAGATTTATCCGGAGATGATATATAATCGCAGGATAAAGTCATCTATATATAATATCAAATGCAATGGTCGAATATGGTTTAATTGGGGGAGTTAAAGTATTTGTGTCGATATAGTTCCACATATTTGTCTGGGATAACAGTGTCTCTAAATAACGTTATTTTATCGTCGAATCCTAACTCCAACACCCCCTCATCAATATCTTCCATTTTTCCGGTTAACATTGTTATTAAAAAAAACAGCGCATACATCCCACACTCCGTATTTTTTTTTTGATGGTCCTTGCCATTATTGTTATATTCGGTTATATGTAATGATGGAACGATTGTTCGCGATTGGACTTGAATACGTTTTATAAGCTTTTTTATTTCTGGTGGCGCTTCGCGCCCGGTGCTATCGAAATAAAATATAAAAGGGTGGGATTTATCTGGAGCCCCCCCTTCCAAATACTGTTTTCTGCGTTTTGGTTTTGCAGGTTCTCCTAAACTAATATATAATGATACCCAATGAGAACCCGGTTCGTCATATCTATCCAGGTTAAATACTATACCGACCTGTGATATTTTTTTGCGTAATAATTCTTTTATAGATAGTGTGCACAATTCTTCCCATACACATACCTCATCATTATATTCACCAGATTGTTTCGCCCAAGGCAATTTATCTCTTGATACTTTTTTATCAAAATCAATAGGAGATGGGCCTATAAACTTGAAATATTTATATTTACTTTCGTATTGTTTCATAACCATTGATATATCTAAATCGGTTAGCCATTCATTGGGGTTTTTTAGCCATTCCGGAGGATGCGTGGGTGCAAATATAATATTCTGAAGCTGAGTTGACATGGTGTTATCTTTTATTTCGGCGAGCCAACAATCTTCTGTTTTACAATTGACCAATCGTTTTTTCAAAGTTCTCCATATTTCTTGTGGATTGGACCAAGGTATATATTCCGATTTATTATGATATTTGTTATACGCGTCCTTTATTTTTATAAGTGTATCGGGGGTATAGCATGTTTCCGAATTGACAGTTTGATTCGATACGATTGGACTGCAATTACGTTTGCGAGTTCCCTTGCGAACGGGGACGTATGATATGTAATTTATTTCTTGGGATTTCCCTTTGCTCGGTTTGGGATTTAACCGTTTTGTTTTGCGGGACGATTTCGCCATTGCAATATAAGTATAATTTATATGGATAATATATATTATCCATATAATGAAACGAACCGTATCAAAACGAACCAACATAAATAAAACTGCAAAACAACATGAATATAAATGTTGCGATGCGACATTTGATGGAATACATGGATGGTATAAAGCGAGAACACCGGAGGTCGGAACGACCGAAAGTGTTCGAGATTTATCCGGAGATGATTTATCATCGAAGGATAAAGACATTTTATTGAATGACGTGGAGGTTCTCCTTTATCCTTCGATGATAAATACCTTTGAATACATTCGTTCAAGAGAACTCATAAATGGTTTACTAGTTGCAATACATATAAAGATATCCGCGTATAGTAAATAAATATGTATATAAAATATTTATTTGCGTTTGTTATGTGTGGGCTTTATACAACTATAACACCGATGTTTTTAACCCGTTGGTTGAGCCGAATACGGCGACTGGTTATCGCTCCAAAACACCTCCTCCCGATTACTACCGTTCCTACATGCGCAAATATATCAATTACATCACCAAAACAATTCCTAGGAATGATAGGACCAAATCTATATCCCCATACTGTAAAAACCTTATTTGATTTATTTACGGGGGATGGTATTATACAAGGTATTTTCATTAATGGGGAGAACATAACATTTGCAACACATCTTATTTCTACAGAAAAATTGGCATACGAAAAAACCGCGTCCACTAAACGCGGAAATGTCGCCATGACCATTTTCCGATATTTTTTATATTTACTGGGCATATATAAAACCAACAATTTAGGAACAGCCAATACATCAATATTACCCCTATCTTCCCATGTAGATGAAAATACAACTGCAGCATATGCATTATTTGAACGAGATTCGCCATATTTATTGCATTTTTATCATAATACCTCTACTATATCTACTATTGGCCGGATGAAAACGCCATATTATTTGTCAGGGCATTCAAAAAAAATAAATACGTCTGATGGACCTGCTATAGAAACAATCGATTATCATATATTTTCCAAAAAGGTTATATATTACACTATAACGGAGAACCTGACGGATATTTTATCGGAAATCCATATAACAACCAAATACATACCTGTTATACATGATTTTCTATCCACGAAAGACCATATAATCATTATTGATTCGCCATTGGTTTTCGACTTTTCTAAATTGATTCTGGGAAAACTTCCCATACGGTTTGATAAGACACTACCTACATTTATTCATATGGTACATAAAAATACGGGGCATATAACCACATATAGTGTTCCGTCGGCATTCTACGTATTTCATTTTGCTAAATATATAGAATCCTATAATCAAATCGAAATATATGCCCCGTTATATGACTATATTGATTTTGATACTATAGATATAAGTGGAAAATATAGGAAAATTGTCATTGACCGGCAACATAAAACCGCCTATGTATGTAATAATATGCAAACGGAGAAATACAATTTAGATTTTCCAGTGGAAGATAGTGTAGGAAATATTATTTTACGCAATATTGAAAAACGTAAAATAAATGGTTTTGCTAAAGTAAATGACCAAATGGCTATAACGCAAAAATGGATGTTCAATGATATCTTTTTCTGTGGAGAACCTTTAGCCATTCGCCTAAATAATAAAAATGGATTGATGGCGTTTGGAAACACGAATATAACACACTTGGATGCCCCGGGGCGATTTGCCGTTCATCAAACAGGGTGGTCCACGAATAATACAAAAGGGGGTATAATTTTGCTAAATATGGACGATGGAACGGTCATCAAATATTTACTATCGAATAATCTAACTATTGGATTTCATACCATTTCCATTATACGTTGATATACGTTGATAATGTTCTCGCGCTGGCGTCCGTTGCCTTAATATATTTAGGCATCCAAAAATAAGGTATTATATCACCCATTCCTGGATAGAATCTCTCGAAAATACATCTATAGTAGTATTGCTCCGATGTTTGCGGTATATTTGTGCGGACGTCTTTCATCGCGGGTTGATACTGTTTTTTTTCGACATAATTTAGGAAACCGTCTAACGGAACAACCATATCGCAAAAGTCTTGCAATATTTGATATAATGGCCGGTGTGTTCCGCTAACACCATCACTAAACGCCTCTTTTTTCCTCCATAATACTTCGTCCGGCAATAATGAATCCAGTCCGGACGCCGGTGTATATTGGGACTTCGAAAATGCATATCTTAGCCAATATTTTTCGATTTCTTCCGGGAAATGACGAATATTTGGAGATATAGATAAATAATATTGCGTCCATGCTCTATCTAAAAAAGGGGTTCTCGGTTCTAATCCATGCGAAGAAATACATTTATCCGACCGCAATACATCAAATGTATGTATATCGGTTAATAATCGGCGACATTCGCGGTCAAACTCTAATGCATCCGGTGCATTTTTCATATATAAATACCCTCCCAACAATTCATCCGAACCGTCGCCATTAAATATAACTTTCGCCTCGCTATGTTTCGAAATATACTCGCCCAATAAATAATTCCCTATACTAGCTCTGACAGTAGTTGTGTCATAACTTTCTATAGCTCTAATAACATTCGGTATAGCATGACACATTTCCTTTTCAGATATAATGATTTCCGTATGTTTTGTTCCTAAATGTTCAGCCACCAATTTAGCATACTTTAGGTCCACGGAATGGCGTAATCCAATACTATACGTTTCAATTTGGGGTAATTCATGACGTTTATGATATTCGCTCACTAGTGCGGTTATTAAACTACTATCTAATCCGCCAGATAATAAACAGGCAATCGGACGTTCGGTCGTAGAACATCGTTTTTCTACCGCTTCCACTAAATGGGTTTGAATACCGCGAGTTATATCGCGAATCAAATGGGGGGTATCGTTCGCATTCTCCAGATATATATCCCGTTTTTTTGATGAAAAATACAGGTCGTTATACCTAGGAACCGCATTGATATATAGCGGAACATTGGTTAATATATCGACTTCTTCTCTTTTCAATTTAGCTATTTTGCTAAATGCCATACGATGATATCTGATATTTTGCGATATCGGTTTCCATTGCGAACATACTTTATCTGAAAATGTATAAATAGAATATGTTCCCGGTTGGAATTGTTCCACTTTATATCTACATGATGGCATATCGTTGACAAACTTAGATAATACTTTCAATTCCGATGCGAATCCTATCGTAGATTCTTGAGTTGTATGGACTGACGCCGTATTTTGCAGATTTCGGGTATTACCGCTTAAATAATACGGAATATTTTTTAAAAAATGTTTATCGCCCGGTATTGCCGATAAATTGTCGTCGGATTCTTCTATTTGATGAATACAATATAGAGGCCTTACGCCATAAGGGTCTCTTGCTATATATATCATAGGTTCTCCAATAGAAGAGCGTTGGTCTAATAATATAAATGAAAATACACCATCTAATAATTGCAATGTATGTTCTATTCCATATCGTTCATATATCCATAGAATAATTTCACAATCGGAATGGGTATTTGGGAGAACCGGGGCATTTTCATCTAAATTGTTCGATATCAGATATTCTTCATAATTATTTATATATTTACCGCGGTTGTCCGTCATGAGTGCATATAATTCTTTATAATTGTATATCTCACCATTGCAAATCAATATTAAATCGCCTTTTATTATTGGTTGACTGGATTCTTGCGTTAATCCATTTATAGCTAATCGATGAAACCCCATCATCGCTTTTCGGCTAACTTTGCTCAATTGGGAGTTCTCCGGGCCTCTGGCGGAACCGTTTTTGAATTGTTGTGTAATAAACTCAATGGAATATTTATTTTCATAGTTCAATAATGTAAATATTCCGCACATTTTATATAGCAATATTTCACATATAATCTTTATATTTGTGTAAAAAGATTATATCGCATCATCTGGAGAACATGGAACCAATATGGAATTATTTAACAATGTTCTCCAGATAATATAGGATTCGGATATTATAATTATTATAAAAATATAAAGTTATTTTACTAATAATGTATATATAATCTATATAAGTATGTCAAATATATTTACATATAATTTAGCTAGCATATTAAAAAGTTCTCCACAACCACATGAAATAAAATCGACGAACTTAACTTACGATGGATTTGCTAATATACATAAAACCGAAGTCGAAGGATATTCGTCTTTGCACGATAATGACGATTATATATCAGTAGACCGTTCCGATTACGCAATATATTCCGAAAAGTCTATAGATAGTCCGTATGAAAAAAACACGGTTATTTCCAATTCTCATACAATGGATAATATAAATACCAAGGATGGATTTGTTGCAAATGACCCAGTTTTAGTGCATAATGCACCGAAATCATACGAACCGTTAATAAAAGATATTATTGTATCCAAACAATTTGAAGAATCATATATGAGCACAATAAATAGAGTATATATAGGTTCTCTAACAATTGTTGGATTATATGTTTTATTTCGATATCTAAAAGAGTAATTTATATAAATATAAATATATATTACACCTTTGGACATTTTAAATATTGATTTTTACGAGAACGTTGAAGCTCGGAACAGTGCGAGGAACAGTGCGAGGAACAGTGCGAGGAACAGTGCGAGGAACAGTGCGAGGAACAGTGCGAGGAACGGTGCGAGGAACGGTGCGAGGAACGGTGCGAGGAACGGTGCGAGGAACGGTGCGAGGAACGGTGCGAGGAACGGTGCGAGGAACGAGCACAGGGGTACGACTATTATCCGGATATGAGTTATCATCGCAAAATAATATAACTCAATAATATAAATGGAAAATAAGAAAGTAAAAAATCGTTCATTCTCCGGAGAAACTTCTAATTGCCACTTTATCCTTCGATGATAAACCATCTCCGGATAAATCTCGAACACTTCCGGTCGTTCCGACCTCCGGCGTTCTCGCTAAAACTAAATCTGCGAGAAAAATAATGAATTATATCTCGTTGTAGAGATTTAATCAATGAGTTCCCAGAATATTATAAAAATAAAAATGTATAAAAATGCCATGTTATCCTGAAATGCCATTATAACTTTATTCTTTTATACAATTCTAAAGCAACTAATCCGCCTAATATTTGCGAAATACAATATGGTATTATTTCGGTATTTTGTATTTGTCCGGCAGCTGCCATTGTAATGGTAACAGCGGGATTTATATGTCCAACAGAAATATTCATAGTTAATAGTATAACAAACGCCAACGCCGCGCCAATTGCAATTGGATTCCCTGTTGCTAAAAAAATATATATGAAAAACGCCGAACCAAAAAACTCCACAAGATATTTATTCAACATCATTGTATATATATATATATATATATATCATTCATTTTTTATTTATTGTTATATTTATTATTCGATAAACCTCGACCCGCGACGCTCGTTAGCATTGAGTTTTGCAAAAAGTCGATTTATTTAAGCAATCAAACGGAACTGGGCATCCTAAATTGCTACGTTTGGTCAACAGATTTCGCGTTCTATTGGTATTTTCATCTGGTTTTTTGCCCAATACTGGAATACCACCATAAAACGGAACCCCTGTAGTTCCAGGCGCGTTAACGCATTTAGGCGGAACTACATACCCACCACTGCGAACACGATTAAGAGCCTGACCTACAATATTTTTATCAGACGTATTTGTAAACGATGTAGGCACATTCGCAGCATTAAAACTACCTCGACCTATACCAATAATACGTCGATTTGCTGTCGACGTAGACGCATCTCGATTGCCATACCATTTCTTCACCATTTTTTGGGATGGCGTCGTTCCGTTAATTGCAGATACCGTATCTATGTAGTTCTGACGTCCTATAGCAAAGGACCCGGTTCCGTCGGATGTTGCGTCTTTTTGGGGCATCGCGTTTGGATAACTTAAAATACCATTATTGATATTGTTTCGTCTGTACATAAATATTTGAAGCATAAGTAGTATATTATACAATGGTATAATATTTTACGGACATATGAATATTTACCTGCGACGAACTGCCATCAACGAAACATAGGATGAGTTTTGGAATCCACCGTTTTTCAAATCATTGTAATTTCGATTTTGAGCCATCAATTTCTTATATTGTATATAATCCGACGAATCGGGAACATATTTGACATTGCATACCGAAGCCGGAACCCCGGTTTCATCACATACAGAGATGATAGACCCTATATGGCTTTTCCATCCTGGTTTACTCGCATTCACTTGATTCGACCCGCCACATACATAATTCGTGCGTTGCAAATAATCGCCTAAATTGTTAACTGCGCGAAAGGGTGTTGTAATGCGCGCCTTTCCATTATATGTATTACCGGCGTATGCAGTATTCCAACTTTTTACTAATACCCGTCTTGCCATAATTTGTTCGCTAGATTTTTCATTTCCGATAGTTTGTCTTGGAGACCATCCGTTAAATGGTCCCCCACCTAGTTCAGGTCCGGATGACATGTTAATATATACTTAGTTTAGAAGATATTTTAAATATAATATATATATATATGTCTCAAAATACTCATTCAAGCACCAATTCCGAGAACTCTATGTCAAGCTTCTCGAGTAGGTCCAGCGAGTCCGGGTCAAAAAACAGTTATATAGATATAGGTAGTATTGCCAATCGCAGTGATTTAACTGATATTGTTGCACAAAACGCCTATTACAAATATGATTCTGAATGTCTGCGGAAAAAATCCAATTGGAGTAAAACCCGTTCAGAATATAAGTTCGACCACCCAGATTTTAACCCAAAACAATTAAAGAATGCTATACATACACATTCTTCTAAATTGGAAAGTTTATTAAAGCGTATAGAAGACTTGGATAAACGCGATATGGACAAGGATGGGCGAAAATACAAACATTTTATTTTTTCCGATATTAAAACTGGATTGTATGGAGCAAAACTTATTGCGGGGGCATTATTGGCTAAAGGCATGCATTTAGGATATGGCGCAACGCCATTGGAAAAACCGACGAAAACAAAGACATATAATAAAATTATCCTGGATGGCGACGATGAATTGACGAAAACCAAATACAATAATTTTTATTTATTGTCGTCGGTCGCCGTATATGACCAACCAATTAGCGTTGCCATGAAAAAGTCTATTTTACAGAAGTTCAATTCTAGACCAGATAATATATACGGAGAACTAGCCCGCATTATTGTTATGGATAGTGGGTATAAAGAGGGGATTGACTTATTTGATATAAAATACGTGCATATTTATGAACCCCAAACGACCATGGCCGACCAGAAACAGGTTATTGGACGTGGGACTCGCACATGCGGTCAAAAAGGTCTCAGTTTTCATCCAACAAAAGGATGGCCTTTACATGTATTTATTTACGATGTAGAAATACCTCAAGAACTCCGGGCTCAAATGTTGGGTTCTCCCACACTGTTTGATTTATATATGAAATCCATGAATATTGACTTCCGATTATTTAATTTCCAACATGATTTGGAAAGAGCAACTGTGTATGGCTCGGTAGACTACGAACTAAACCGCGATATACACAATTTTGCGATTGCTCCCGACGAAGATGATATAATGTTCGGCGGAGCGAAAAAGAAAATTGTAATAGACCGAAAAATGCCTAAACTTATATTGGGATTTCCGTCAAATGGTCCGATGACATTTGAACAAAACCGGGAGTTTGTTCGCAAATACTATAGCCAATATGCGTGGAAAGATGTCAAAATGGAGAACAATTGTGCGGCTAAAAAAGGGGGCGCGGACCTAATTACATATACCCCCACTCAAGATTTTATACGAAATTATTTTACACCCATCAACCCAGTTAAGGGAATGCTTCTATGGCAATCTGTAGGAACTGGGAAGACGTGTTCGGCAATTGCTGCGGCCACATCCTCTTTTGAAAAAGAAGGCTATACGATTTTATGGGTGACACGAACTACCCTAAAAAATGATATATGGAAGAATATGTTCGACCAAGTATGCAATGAATCTATTCGCAATAAATTGGAGAACGAATGTTTAAAAATGCCTGATGAGCAAGCGAAACGAATGCGATTATTGTCCGATGCATGGAGTATTCGACCTATGTCATACAAACAATTTAGCAATTTGGTCAGTCGTCAAAACAATTTCTATGATGCATTGGTCAAAAAAAATGGGGAATCCGACCCGTTGCGCAAAACACTTCTTATTATTGATGAGGCCCATAAATTGTATGGCGGGGAAGATTTATCGTCAATTGAACGTCCCGATATGAATGCACTAAATGCCGCTCTCCAAAACTCCTATATGGTTAGCGGGAAAGATTCCGTGCGCTTATTATTGATGACAGCAACCCCTATAACAGGAAATCCAATGGAATTAATCAAACTGGTTAACCTATTAAAACCGATGGATAAACAAATGCCAGATGAGTTCTCCGAGTTTTCAAATATATATTTAAATGAGGACGGGCGATTCGACGAAGCCGGCGAAAAACAATATTTAGACGATATTGCCGGATATGTCAGTTATTTAAATCGCGAAAAGGATGCCAGACAGTTTTCGCAGCCGATTGTCCGGTTTATAAATGTTCCATTGGTAGAAGATATAAAGGAGGTTTCTAAATTGGATAAGGCTCTATTTCGAGAACAAGTTATGGGAGAAATAACCGGTCTACAAAAACAAATCGAAGAAAATAACGATAAGATTGATTCGGAATTGAAGGGCGCCAATGCATTAAAGTTTGGGTTTCTAAAACAAAAATGTAGCCATCTGGAAGGAAAGGCTAAAAAAGCGTGCGAAAAAATAGTAAAAACCCATATAACACAAATCGTAAAGGACGTAAAAGAGGGTATTCAAGGTATAAAAGACAATATTAAGGATTTAAAGACAGCTATAGTAAATAAAAAGCAGTATAAACAATCCATATTGGAAGCTATGAAAACGGATACATCAGAAGAAACTGCTCGTAAGACAGAAGAGTTAAAGAACTCCATGTATTACACTATAACGCATCAATGTGGAAAAAAAATAACGGATTCAAACAATATCGAAACTGTCATTAAAGATATACCGGATATTGTGGAGATTAACAATCAGATGAAAGTATTGGATGCAAAAATAGACAAATTGAAACAAAACTTGGAAATTGCAGTAGTTGCCCATAAAAACCGCTTGCAACATATAAAGGAAATGATGCGCGGAGATATAACTACCGATGAGAAACACTTACTTAAATCGATATTAAATGAAGAGAGTAAACACGGAACGAAAAATATACATACTTTAGAAAATGCAATCAATCAAGAAACCAAAGAAATCGAAAAAGTCAAGAGAGCCACATTGAAAAATAAGAAACGAACTATCCGAAATATTAAAAAATCCATGAAGATTGCGATTCGCGATAAAAAAGAAGAGGCAAAAGAAATCGCAAGACTTGAGAAAGAAGAAGAAAAACTACGGCAAAAACAAGGAGTTTATTTGAACGAAATTAAAAATACGTATGTAAAAGATATAGTTGCAAAGCATGAAGATATGATTGACGCGGACATTATAAGTATGAATGATAAGTTTGAAGAGTTAGAATCAAAAAGACTGGCAAAAGAGGCCGTAAAAGCAGAAAAAGCGCAAATTGTAGCGACTAAAAAACAACAAAAAATATTGGAAGTTGAACATAAAAAGACGATGAAATTACAGAAAATGGCAGAAAAAGCACGCGAAAAGAACAACAAAGAACAAGTGAAAGAACTGCAAAAACGAGCAAAAGACCAAGAACGCAACGAAAAACAAGCAGAGAAAGAACGTATGAAAGCAGAAAAAGCGCAAATTGCAGCTACAAAGAAACTACAGCCAACCCAAAAGCGCAATAAAACGGTCAAACTGAATTGACCGACCAAATCGAAAAATGAGATATAATTTGTTAGTTGCTAATATTTCTTTTATTGTATTATAAATACCCTCTCAGGAGATGGTTTATCATCGAAGAAGAAAGTTCAATTCCGACGGTCGTTCCGACCGCCGGCGTTCTCGCAATACCTACACAATATGTATATTGATTGAGGAATAGCGAGAACGCAGGAGGTCGGAACGACCGAAAGTGTTCGAGATTTATCCGTAGATGATTTATCATCGAAGGATAAAGTTATTTTTCGTGTTTCGAACCATATACATGTTTATATTTTTTGCGGTTAACTTTATATTATATTATAGTATAGTATATGCTACCCACAAAAAAATACAAACATCAATCAGTCGAGTTTTCAAAAGTATTTAGTGATATTATGTTTAACAATCAACCTCCGCGCGATAATACATTAGCTCAAAAAAATGTTTCTCATACTGTATTTAAAGTATCTTACGCCGATAAATCGAGAACACCGGAGGTCGGAACGACCGGAACAACCGGAACAACCGGAACAACCGAAAGTGTTAGAGATTTATCCGGAGATGGTTTATCATCGAAGGATAAAGGGTTATCATCACCTTATAAAGAAAATATAGAATATACTATTGCAGAAGGGTATGATACTCCATTGATTTTGACAGTTCCCCTATCTGACAATAATTTACCACCGCCATCGGATAATCTATCTACGTCTAGCCCCGAGGATGGAGTTGTAATAGATGACGTGATATTGACGGAAGAACCATCATTTGAATCTATAAATAGTCAACCAACCAATGCGATGAATGAGCATTGTATTCCTCCTACGGTCGTTCAGACCTCCGGCGTTCTCGCTATATCCTTCGATGATAAACCATCTCCTGATAAATCTCGAACACTTCCAGTCGTTCTCGATATCCCTGCCTCCAAACTTAAAATAAATAAGGTGAAGTTTAATAAAATCAATATTGATAAACATGTAAATATTACAGGATAGTGTATTCGTGTAGTATCCCTTTCCTGACCGCATTGTAAAGTTTATATGTTTCTCATTGTTTTAGTAGTGAAATAGCGAGAACGCGGGAGGTCGGAACGACCGAAAGTGTTCGAGATTTATCCGGAGATGATTAATCATCGAAGGATAAAGTGTATTATACTAATATAATGGAAAACCTCCACTTATTTCATTATATACTTTAGCAATAATTATAATAAGTCATTTCTATAAGATTTTGCATGTTAAGGAAGATTCACGCGTTTATTTTTCGGATGGGTTATAATTATATATTTAATAGCCATGACATATTTTTTGTTATATAATTTTATATAACATATAATATATAGAATAGAATGCCTATTTCAGCTAGCATAACCGCAAACTCTATAGATTTAGAAAGTATATCTACGATGTCTGCATTGTTTGACCTTTCCGAGAACGTTCCAGCATACAATCAAAAATTGGAAGATGAAATCGTATACAATTTAGCAACTGAGTATACCGTAGACGACATGCACGACATTACGACACAAAATATATACACCAGCCCTCATTCCGGGACACAATTCTTCACTAACCGCTTGACTCCTGATTCTCGCGAATTATTTGACATAGTTTTGCCCCCATCAACAAATGACGGTAATTTCGCATTATCTACGCAATACCTTAGAGACCCCGACTTTACATTAGATTCGGTTTCTGTTAATATAGGAAATAATATTCAGAAAACAGCCGCTATAGTAGACCCTACATTGTCATTGTATGATTCATTTTTGAATATTACTGCAACCGAAAATTATGGTCCGTTTTACGATTCGGATGAAAGTTTTAGCTGCACATTTGATGATTCTGCAAACAATAATATAATCCGAGCATTAAACTCGCATATTAATACAACCGACCATTCGTATCCTCTAACCATTCGCGAAGATATTAGTTTCAATACAAATTGTGCATTGGCTATAAATCCAAATAAATATTTCACGGTGGATTCTACTACTGGAGAACTTATCACAAATGATATGCCTGACGAAAATCGCGCAGATTTGAACGGGTTCACTATAAATACTTATGTAGAAGCAACCAACGATAGCACCGAATATGGAACATATCAAATTATACAAGCAAATGATGTGCCAGAAATAACTGTATATAAAAATGAAGAACTCAGTGATATAACAAATGTGCCATTATTTGACTTAAATATTGGATTAGATGGTTCCAACAATTTACCTGAATACATACCAACTGAGGTATTAACCCCCAATTATATGTATAATAGTATATTTGATACTGATATCGACCCTTGGGCAACAATCCCTGGTTATGTATTTTCGATTGACGTAGTAGATGTATCCAATGCGGGATACAGTTTACGCGATGTGAGTTTTGCAGAAACCTTGCAATATACAAATATATCTGATAATGATTTTTCGGTATTTACTATGGATAATAACTATCTAACGGATAATTACAAATATATGAACGATTATGTGCAAGGAAACCACTCTATTGTATTCAACGACGCCAGTGTTAATATTATTCCCGGACTACATGCAAATAGTGCGAATATTTCATCTGACGGATTTTCTCTAAATAATATCATAGAAACATTGCCAGGATATTTATGCAATAATGGTCAGATTTTGTTAAATATCAATTCTACTACAACTAGAACCACTGAAACCCAAAATAGTGGAGTAAATGAGACTGATTTATTATCATCAGTTGTAATATATAACGATGAAGGGAGCGCGCAATCCAAAGTCGGCATTAGTGAAGAATTAAAAACAAATAAATATGTAGAATATACAAATACATTACTAGTTAAAAAATCTAGCGTTGATGTGAATTATTCACAATCAAATGGAGCGTCATTCAATTTGGTTAATAATAACACCGTCGTAAGCGATTTATTTAACCCGGATGAAATTGTATTTAATTCGTTTAAATCGGTATCGAACAATACGTTAGAAATATTTAGAATTAATACAACTCAACTATTGCAAACGGATTCGGCCAATCTCATTTACGATAATGCCACAAATACAGCAATGCCAGACTTTTATGCATTCGGATATATAAACAATTTTTCCATTATAATAAATGAACAAGGTAAAACGGTAGATAAATTGAAATTGCAATTACAAATGAAACCTTTAACCAATCTCACACTATTTACAGATGCATCGAATGCATTATGGGGATTAACGAATAAACATGACAATATGGACCTACCCATAGTATCGTCGAATAATTCAAGTGCTTATCCAGAAGATATAACTATATATCAAACATCTCTTCCGTCAACTTGGCCAAACTTATACCCGGGAACAATGTATAATAATAATGAATCAAATCTCGATAATGAAATTGATATAATGCTTAGAACTACAACCGAACAAATAGACTATACCATTACATTAACGCCAACCCCCAGTTTTGCAGGTTCCAATATAGCATATAGATATGACGCTTATATTAGTTGGGGTAAAAATGCAATTGATGCCGAATCTCCTACCAAACCATGGCAAATTGTAACCAGCGCCAATATTTTAAATCAAACCAATACAACATTATCTACCGTAATTGTCGATAGCAATTCATATGCTCTAACGCCTGACTTTTTGATAGAAGGAGCGAGAAACGTAATCTTGATTAAAAAAACGGTTAGCACAACCCCACAATGCGATTTTAAAGTAGGATTATTACCTTATGATAATTTAACACTTACTACACCCGAAGTTGTTGTTGTATATACATACTATTTAATCCAGTATACCCTTACAGCTGACGCCAATGGAACGAAATATACGAATACAACACAATTAAAAAATATCGTATCGGTTGAAACAAATCCATCTATCGTTTACTCGGAAATACATTATGTCATTCCGGAAGAATATATTCCGAAGATGTCATTTTCGGGTGTGTTAACATCGACAGACTTTAAAGAGTTTGATGCAACCGTCGTTGCATACAATGACGACGAAACCACTACTGATTTAACAGATATACATCCAGCTTCGGCATTTTACGCATTGCCGTTAATTATGAATCTAAAAATGATGTATGAAACGGTGGAATCAAATGCGGATATTACAATCAATATTGGCGGGTCGTTAGAAGGGACATCGCTATATTCATTAACTTCGGTATATGGTTATTCCGTTAATTTTCAGGCAACTGGAGCATCAACCTATTCAGTTGATTATTTCAGTTCTCCTGTGGAAACACTGTCGTCTATTATTGGAGATATGCCGTTATCTGTTAAAAACGGATATGCGAATATTCTAGAGTGGAATACAACCGATTATTCTATAGGGGTATCTGGTTCCGATGGAACCACGAACGTCGCGATTGTGGATAGTTCAAATAACATCATGGCGGTTATAACAACGCATAATTATAATTTTTTAAACACCAACTCCTTTATAACTTATTGCAAAGATGATATATGGAAGATTGACAAACACATTGGCGATAATATCGAGGACTTGGCATTTTCCTCTAAGGTTATCTCAACGGATTATACGTATGATGAAAATAATAACACGTTTACGATTGATGAAGGTGTTTATATCGAAGGTAAAAATATTACACTAACCGACACATCCATATTAAATGTAGGGTATATTTATACGTTTCGTTTATCGCAAGATAGTATTTCCATTAATATGATATCATCCGCGTCGGAAACTTTAGAACCAATTAGTGGTCTATATTATCAAGTAGGAAGTGGCGATTTTTACACGAAAATTTTGCATTTACATAAATACAGAGGGTACCTAGGAAGTCAATCAGTAGTTCAAACATATTCTATAAATAGAAGTATATTAGTTGCCCAATTTAGAATAGATACAAGCTCAAATGCACTCACTCAAAGTTTCAATGTGTTTAACGATACCACCGTATATGTAAACAATTTAGTAGATAATGAAAACATATCATATGGCGGAATTGGATTAAAGATTACATTTAATCTATCCATGTTAAATGATTCTTATATCCAAAATCATCCCGTGTATACAAAGGGTGATAATGTTATAATAAACATAACAAATCCAAATTATAACGGGTTTGCAGGAGAACATATAGAGAAAACGTTATTAGACTATAACTTATATGAGTTCTCAGGTCCCAATTTTAATAACACCGGAAAATCAGTTAAAATTAACTCATCTAGATTGAAATTGAAAACCGATTCATTTGATTGCAACATTGCTACATATTTCCTGAAATTACTACCGGCCAGAGCAAATATTAAGTTTATACCTATATATTTAGGTTATCCGAATGATTACAATTGGGAAGATGTTTCCTATAATATTTTTTCCGCAGAATATTACGATTGGCTATTAAGCAATGACGGTGGATATGGTTATGGAACATCCTCCAATCCCGAACTACATATCCAATTTTCTCGCATACCGCAATATACTTATAACGTATCAATTAGTTATGTAGTATGCGCTCCTCCCCAAATGCATTTTACACAAAGAGGAAACTTTATACAAGAAACCAGTTTACCATACGACCCATCTGTCAATACATCGAATGTAAAACATAGCTATCTTCCAATAAGCACTGATGATGTATATTATCCATTTACAAATCGCGTTTATCAATTAATGGATGGAACTACTGCCGTATCATTCGATGCAAATAATCTAAACAATGTCATGTTTAATCATAATGTAAATAAAATACCAGGGGATTATGTTTCTACACCGGATTACAATGTGAAAAATATGTATGTGAGGGGAAACAATTATGAAATTAACCTGTATTTGGGAGATAAAAATAATAGTTCGCCCATTTTTATAACTACTATATTCAATGCTAGTTCCGATTTATTGTTGGATTTATCGCCGGTTGAAAGCAATTATTTTTTAACACTGGTGGAGGCAATTAACGGTTCATCTGGCGCAAAGGTTCGATTTTTACAGCCTATACCAGGAAACATAGAACCTACTGTTCAATTGCCGGAAATATTCGCAGATTATGATGAAATCGCAAACAATATTACATTCAAAGTGGATTCCTTCTTTTTACTGGGAAATAATAAATTAAATACCCATATTTTGAATGGTATTTCAGTAGATTTATATACGCGTTGTTTGGTTTCAGATAGCTCTTCTAATCTATATGTTAATGTTTACAAATATGAACCAATCGCTAACACATCCCCTTCCCAAAACCAAACAGTATCAACCATATTTTATAATACGCGAAAGGTGAAACGAATACCTCTACCTTTATTATTCGCGAATAATGCTCTTCCCACTTGGGAGAATACATTGGCGTCTATAAATTATAATTCGGTTGCAAATATTGCTTGGGAAGATGATACAGTGTTTAACAATACAAACACGACCATATTTGCATCATTGGTTAATTTTAGAAAGAATGTTTCCATAGAAATATTACCACTTATATTTGCAGCAGAAACAAACGGACTTCGCAAAGCGACCATGGTGAATAAACAACCTCTATTGCAACTTGTGAATAAATTGGGTATGCCAATCATTAAAATTGATGGAAATGGTGTTATACAAACTCCTATTGTATCTACAAATGCTGTTATATTGCAACCTCCTACATCAAATACTATTAACAATACGCTGAGTAATTACTTTTTATATTCTGTGTTGACAAATAAATCAGATAATGTAATTTAATGGTTTGAGTATATCATAGGTGAGTTGTGTTATTTATATAAAAGAATCATAAAAAGAATCATAAAGTAATACAATATACTATAAATTATTATACGTAATAATTTATATTTTAGATAATGATGATTCACTTTATCCTTCGATGATAAACCATCTACGGATAAATCTCGAACACTTTCGGTCGTTCCGACCTCAGGTGTTCTCGCTTATATCATGCCAATTTATGGGTTCTCTAACATCTCAATGCGCTTCGCCAATTCGTTGTTTTGTTTCGTCAATTCTTGAACGGACTTTATCAACGGTGCAATAAACTCTTCGTATCCAACAGTCAATCTATCTAAACCGTTATTCACTTTATGGTCTTGGTATCCCCCGAAATCGACCGACATTGTTTGCATAACATGTTTCACCTCTTGTGCAATAACGCCATGATGATATCTATGACGCTTATGAGATTCATCCTTTATAACAACGGAGCTAGGTTCTACGAAAAGGGTAGTTCCATTCGCAGAAATCTCGGCTTTATTATCAGCGTTTACATAAACCGTTCCATCGCTATTTAGAGAAACACTACCTGTAAATAGGAGATTTCCGCTGACATCGACTGTTTCTTTCAATAAATTGCCGGTTTTATCTATTAATACTTGTCCTCCATTGGAAACATAGTTTTCACGGAAATCCCACACAAAATCAACCGGTCTAATTTTGTTTATAAAGTCTAACCCTAACACCGTATCGCGAATATCAGATTTATCTCGTATATCGGACCGGTTTTGAACAGCACCATATGCATACGTTGTCGTATTTACATCACCTAATTGCAATTGATTATTGCCAGTTATAATACTGTTGTAGCCTAAACAAGTTGTATTATTATTAAATACGGTAGTTCCGGATGAAAACCCCAATTTATTTCCGTTTGTTCCTAATGCGGTAACCGTATTTGATACTGCAATACCATGATTTATTAATAATTTATATAACCCGATAGTATAATTCGATATCATAATCATATTACCTTTTGGGGATACTATTGCACTTGTTGTATTTGTAAACAAGTTTGCGGGATAATTGGCATATGTCGTATATGTTGCACCATAATCAAACGATACGACTATTCCACTTGAATATTGGAATCCATTACCACTATATCTATTACGTCCGCATATTATTTTTCCATCATCTGAAAAACTTGCTTCAAACAAATTGTTATTATACTTACCTGCACCTGTTCCCGGGTTGATTGTTTCTTGTGCCCCGGAACCACTCGAACCTGGTATAAGTAATTGGTTCCAAGTATTGCCATAATTGGTTGAAATAAATGGGGCATAGGGACCCATCTGAGTCAATATTATTTTAGAACCATCTGGCGAACAACTCAAATATAAATATAATACATAATTTCCAGAAGTACCTATATATTCATTTACGTTTATACCACCAACTTGAGGATAAAATCTAGTCCAAGAAACACCGTAATTGGATGACTTGTAAATTCGCCATGAGCTGTATCCTATTGTCACATATTGATATTGTCCATCAGCCGATATAGCACACCCAATTTCCGACGCGCTATCATAATTGAGTAGGTTTGCAATAAATGAATTACCATAATCGGATGATACGTATGCAGTACCGTAATGATTTACTAGAATATATTTACCAGATGCCGAGACTTTCATTATTGTGCCATTTGCATAATTTGCAGATGGAAGAACGGTCATCGTTGTAAATGTTTGACCATAGTCACTAGATTTAAACCAAACCGCATTATTAGTATTAAATACTTCAGTTGCTGATATATATTGATATTTACCAGAATAAGAACCTGCAATATGGTTTACAGTAAATCTACTAGAACTTCCACTGGTTGGAAGATTCACTTGTGTAATTCCATTAAACGTTGAACTTGACGACCATGTTGTTCCATAATCAGATGACCTATGATATGATAGAACTTCATTGCCATTTACTGTACGATTATAATTTATGCCCATATTCATAGCTTGATATTTACCATCATAACTTATATATTTAATTGATTGCATGGCAGTTAAAATTAAAGAAGGGGTTTGAAATGATAAATCAACGCTAATATTAGAGGCGTCTACAATTGAATAAATAGATGGAATAGAACTTGCGGAATATATAACATCATTCGATATTGTATTATCCGAGTCTAATCCAGCAGGTCCAGTTGCACCGACAATACCAGGTGCTCCTGTGTATCCAGTAGCGCCAGTAGGTCCAGTTTTACCAACAATACCAGTTGCTCCCGTATAACCCGTCGGACCGGTTGCGCCGGTTGCCCCAGTAGGACCGGTTGCGCCGATTGCCCCAGTAGGCCCGGTTTGTCCAGATACCCCTGTAGGTCCAGTATATCCAGTAAGACTTGGAATAACACCTGCGGCGACATCTGTAATTATACCTATAGTAGCATTTACACCATATTGTATTTTACCTATTATACCAACAGTTTGATATTTTCCGCTGGAAGATATTGCTACGGCAGTTGTTTCTCCTGAAACTACATTAAAATTATTATTCAGAGTCCAGGTATTTCCGTAATCATAGGATATATAAAACCCCCCACTATGACTTAACCCTAATTGAAGATTGCCAGTAGAAGATACTGCTAATGATTGCCAAGTGGTAGATGCGGATGACGCAATTATTGACCAAGTAGTTCCATAATCAATAGACTTGTATATGTTTCCACCATCAATTCCTGCAATTTGATATTGTCCTGTAGAAGACATTGCACATGCATTCCAATTATAACCTGTGAATGAAACATAATTTATAAAAGTAGCTCCGTAATTCGTTGATATAGATAAATATCTAGTGGAACCTACGGCAAGTTGATATTGACCACTAGATGACATACATACTCCGGTCCAATATGTAGAAGAGTGAGTAGAAGCCGCCCAAGTAGCACCATAATCAATTGACCTATATACATATGAGCCATTTGATACAATTGTTTGATATTGTCCAGTAGACGAAATTGCGACTGACGACCATGATGTAGTTGGAATTGAACTAATTAATGCCCAAGTTGAACCAGAATTGATTGACCTATAGGCTTGTCCATTAAAAATGACAGCTGTCTGATATATAGCATCGGAGGACATAGCACATGCACTCCAAGAAGCGGATGGCGCCGAATTGTTTATTGTCCATGTAGCTCCATAATCGGTCGATGTATATATATTTCCACTATTTGCCCCGGCAGTTTGATATTGACCGGTAGACGAAACTGCAATCGCGTTCCAATTTGCGTTAGGAGATGAACTTGCGGTGGAAAAACTTGTTATATAATCCAGGGGATTTCTACCAGTAGGACCTATACTACCAGTAGGACCGGTAGGGCCAGTATAACCGGTTGCCCCAGGCGCGCCCGTCGCGCCAGTAAGTCCAGTTGCCCCAGGCGCGCCCGTCGCGCCAGTTGCGCCAGTAGGACCAGTGGCGCCAGTAGGACCAGTCTCTCCAGTGGCGCCAGTCTCTCCAGTGGGGCCAGTCTCTCCAGTGGCGCCAGTCTCTCCAGTGCTTCCAGTGGGGCCAGTAGGACCAGTTTCGCCAGTGGGACCAGTCTCTCCAGTGGAACCTGTTAGACCGCTAGGTCCAGTTGCGCCAGTAGGCCCAGTTGCCCCAGTCGCGCCAGTATATCCAGTGGCTCCTGGTATACCTACACTGGTATGAATATGTGAATATGAATTACTCGATTGGAAATATACATTTGCGGTATGAGACGATGAGTTTCTATTATGTCCTGTAAGTAATACTACCAAGTGAGTATAAACTGAAATGTCTATTGTGTTTTGAAAAATCATACTCATTGTTAATATTTGACTTGTAGTAAAATCATACATATATGCAATATCACTTCCATTGCCGACTAAATTGGTTAATGTAGTTCCATTCCAACCTAATAGCCACCATCTCAATCCTATATTGTCTACATCATTACGTGCATCTGCTTTAGCATATATATTCATATCCCATATTCCTACAGGTATAGTATTATATAGTAAATATGGAGACAATGATGCCGTAGAAATTGCGAATTGAGAAATAATACTTTCGGATGATGAATTGGGTGTAGTAAACTTAATAGTTGCTTGCGATTGTGTTAGGTCGGGACTTGTTGATAAAACCGCATTTTTGTTATTTGGTGGATTTGGCGGAGTTGTTATAGTTCCTCCATTTGGAGTATAATTATAGGTGGATGCATTTATGACAGAAACAGATGTAGCAGTTGATAATACTGATGTTGAAAAATTGGAGGGGAGACTAGTATTTACAGATTGATAATTCATATATAAAATTGTTCCACCAGAAGAAAATCCGGCGGGACCCTGTTCACCAGCAGGCCCCGTAGCACCAGTATATCCAGTAGGACCGGTTGCACCAGTATACCCAGTAGGACCAGTTTCGCCAGTGGGTCCTGTATATCCACTTGGTCCGGTTTCCCCGGTTGCACCAGTAGGACCTGTAGCACCAGTATATCCAGTGGACCCGGTGGGTCCTGTCATACCTGTTGGTCCCGTTGCGCCACTGGACCCGGTGGGTCCTGTATATCCAGTTGGCCCAGTGGCGCCAGTGGGACCAGTCTCTCCAGTGGAACCTGTTAGACCGCTAGGTCCAGTTGCGCCAGTAGGTCCAGTTTCGCCAGTAGGACCAGTCTCTCCAGTGGGGCCAGTATACCCAGTAGGACCAGTTGCGCCAGTTGCGCCAGTCTCTCCAGTGGGGCCACTAGGACCAGTTGCGCCAGTCTCTCCAGTGGCGCCAGTTGCGCCAGTGGCGCCAGTATACCCAGTATACCCAGTAGGACCAGTTTCGCCAGTGGGGCCAGTTTCGCCAGTAGGACCAGTTTCGCCAGTAGGACCAGTGGGGCCAGTCTCTCCAGTATACCCAGTAGGACCAGTTTCGCCAGTCTCTCCAGTGGGGCCAGTATACCCAGTATACCCAGTAGGACCAGTGGCGCCAGTGGGGCCAGTTTCGCCAGTAGGACCAGTTTCGCCAGTAGGACCAGTTTCGCCAGTAGGACCAGTTTCGCCAGTAGGACCAGTTTCGCCAGTAGGACCAGTTTCGCCAGTAGGACCAGTTGCGCCAGTCTCTCCAGTGGGGCCACTAGGACCAGTTTCGCCAGTATATCCAGTGCTTCCAGTATACCCAGTAGGACCAGTTTCGCCAGTAGGGCCAGTCTCTCCAGTGGGGCCAGTTGCGCCAGTAGGCCCAATGGGACCAGTCTCTCCAGTGGGGCCAGTCTCTCCAGTATACCCAGTAGGACCAGTTTCGCCAGTAGGGCCAGTCTCTCCAGTTGCGCCAGTCTCTCCAGTATACCCAGTAGGACCAGTTTCGCCAGTAGGGCCAGTCTCTCCAGTTGCGCCAGTTGCGCCAGTTGCGCCAGTAGGACCAGTATACCCAGTAGGACCAGTTTCGCCAGTATATCCAGTGCTTCCAGTGGCGCCAGTAGGACCAGTTTCGCCAGTTGCGCCAGTCTCTCCAGTGGGGCCACTAGGACCAGTTTCGCCAGTATATCCAGTGCTTCCAGTGGAGCCAGTCTCTCCAGTGGGGCCAGTCTCTCCAGTGGGGCCAGTCTCTCCAGTATACCCAGTAGGTCCAGTTGCACCAGTGTCGCCAGTAGGCCCATGCGCGCCCGTCGCGCCAGTATATCCAGTGGGTCCAGTTGCACCAGTATACCCTGTGGGACCAGGAGCGCCCGTCGCTCCAGTGCTTCCGGTATATCCAGTAGGTCCAGATGCGCCAGTTGCACCTGTCGCGCCCGTCGCGCCAGTGGCACCAGTAGGTCCAGATGCACCCGATAGACCGGTTGCCCCAGTATACCCAGTAGGACCAGGCGCGCCCGTCGCGCCAGTGGGACCACTTACACCAGTCGCGCCAGTATACCCAGTAGGCCCAGGCGCGCCCGTCGCGCCAGTGGGACCACTTACACCAGTCGCGCCAGTAGGACCCGTCATACCTGTTGGACCACTAGCACCGGTTGTTCCAGTATATCCGGTGGGTCCGGTTGTGCCAGTTGCACCGGTAGGTCCGATAGGACCGGTTGAGCCGGTATATCCTGTGGGGCCAGTAGGACCAGTTTCGCCAGTAGGACCAGTGGCGCCAGTCTCTCCAGTGGGGCCACTGGACCCGGTGGGTCCTGTATATCCAGTGCTTCCAGTGGCGCCAGTAGGACCAGTTTCGCCAGTTGCGCCCGTCGCGCCAGTAAGACCGGTTGCCCCTGTATACCCAGTAGGTCCAGTTGCACCGGTAGGTCCACTGGACCCGGTGGGTCCTGTATATCCAGTGGGACCACTTGCCCCAGTTGCACCGGTTGCGCCAGTAAGACCGGTTGCCCCGGTATATCCAGTGGAACCGCTTGCCCCAGTATACCCAGTAGGACCAGGCGCGCCCGTCGCGCCAGTGGAACCACTTGCCCCAGTATACCCAGTAGGACCAGGCGCGCCCGTCGCGCCAGTGGAACCACTGGACCCGGTGGGTCCTGTCGCCCCAGTTGCGCCGGTAGCCCCGGTGTATCCAGTAGCACCTGTAGGACCACTGGACCCGGTGGGTCCTGTCGCCCCAGTTGCCCCAGTGGCACCAGTAGCTCCGGTAGGACCACTGGACCCGGTGGGTCCTGTCGCCCCAGTTGCACCGGTCGCCCCTGTGGCACCAGTAGCACCGGTAGGACCACTGGACCCGGTGGGTCCTGTCACCCCACTAGGACCAGTTGCACCGGTATACCCAGTCGCGCCACTGGACCCGGTGGGTCCTGTATATCCAGTATATCCAGTCGCCCCACTGGACCCGGTGGGTCCTGTATATCCGGTTTCCCCAGTGGCACCAGTTGCGCCGGTAGGGCCAGTTGCACCGGTATTTGCAGCTATACCATCTCTGCCAATAGGACCCGTTGGTCCAGTTGGTCCAGTTCGCCCAGTTGACCCCGTTCTACCAGTTGGTCCAGTATATCCTGTTGGGCCAATGCGACCAGTATATCCAGTTGCCCCCGTATTTGCAGCTATACCATCTCTACCAATAGGACCGGTTGCGCCTATAGGACCAATTGGACCAGTATATCCGGTCTCTCCAATTGACCCAGTGCACCCGGTCTCTCCAGTTGACCCAGTTGACCCAGTTGACCCATTGCACCCAGTAGGTCCGGTTGCACCGGTATATCCGGTCGCACCACTTGCACCAGTTGCACCACTGGACCCGGTGGGTCCTGTATATCCAGTTGCGCCAGTTGCGCCAGTTGCGCCGATTGCCCCAGTATATCCAGTTGCGCCAATTGCACCAGTAGCTCCAGTATTGGAAGAAGCACCATCTCTACCAATAGGCCCAGTATATCCAGTTGCGCCAGTTGCGCCAGTTGCTCCAGTATTGGAAGAAGTTCCATCTCTACCAATAGGTCCAGTATATCCGGTAGGACCAGTTGCGCCAGTTGCGCCAGTATTGGAAGAAGCACCATCTCTACCAATAGGTCCAGTATATCCGGTAGGACCTATTGCGCCGGGTGCGCCAGTAGAACCAGTAGAACCAGTAGAACCAGTAGAACCAGTAGAACCAGTAGAACCAGTAGAACCAGTTGCGCCAGTAGCGCCAGTGGCGCCAGTATATCCGGTAGGGCCTCTTGCACCAGTTGCGCCGGGCGCGCCGAGTGCGCCAGTGGAACCAGTATATCCAGTAGGACCTCTTGCACCAGTTGCGCCATGGGCGCCATCTACTCCAATATATCCAGTAGGTCCAGTAGGTCCGTATGCAGGGTTTTCCAATAACCATGATACAATCGTTTGCACAAACTCGGTAGTTGCCACACGCTGTGAAATATCATCTATATTTTGAGTATTTGATAATATATTACCATATTCATCGCGCAAGACAATTGAGTATGGAGACGAATCAATCGTGGCAGTAGTTGCACTATTAGCAACCTTTTCTGCCGTAGTTATAGTTGCCAATTTTGTATCCGAAATATCGGCAGTTTCAGCAATATCTGTGTTGACAAGTTGTCTTGACGATAAAACACCATCTGTATTACATACTACCCCTGAAATACTTTTATCAATATGTAGTTGAGTCTTGTTTATTTCTAAACTTCCACTAGTCGAAGTAAGTTTAATAAATCCAGACATTTGTGTATATATATATATATACAAATGTTTATTTTACATGTTTTTTATTATAACACCTACCGAAAAGAAAAATAAATTATCTACATATAAACCTGGACCACATGTGCTCGTTTTTACACATGTCTTGACAATTTTATCGGTTTTCTATATATAAAAATGCATGCGGTCCGGAAAGGTTTAAAAAGGACTTGCCGATGAACTTGTTACACCTCCTTGATTTATTATAGTATAGTTATTTGGACTACTGTCAACTAAAAAACTGCCAATTTCTTCTGCTAA